GTGCTGAGCATATTCGCCAGGTTCTTCATTTTGTAGATTGCCTGGACTGAGCGTTCCAACAGCTTAACGCCATCTTCGTGGGAAGTGATGCACTCCCTCAACGCCCTCTTAATCTTGACATATTCCGGGATGCCCCAATACCGATAGATTGCATTGGTGGTCTGCTCCGGAAGTCTGCCGTTTCTGAAAACAAGACATCTGCTCCGATGCACAATGAAATACCCGTAGATACTGAACACCTGGTAGTATTCCGGTTCCCCGAATGACCTGCTGCTTTTCATCGTGTCGATGAAGTGGAAATTATACATCGAGGAGTAGTCCGGCTGGACGATTGCTCTTTCAAACACACGGAGTTCTTCGATGCTTCTGACATTGTTCCAGTCAAGAGGTTCTTCCAGTCCCCTGCCGTCATCGACAAGCATAACAATGATTGAGCCGCCATAAAGTCTCGCCCACTTTTCAGCCGTAGCGAATTTCTCCTCCAGTTCCAGGGCATCCATACGGTCATCAACGTATTCGGCTATGTCTTCATCTCCATAGTCGATGTCGAACCCATGCTTCACAGCTTCTTCTGATGGTCGGTCAATAATCTTGGTGAACAGACCGTTTCCTTCATACAGCCGTATGAGTTCCATATCGTTCGTAATCATCTCCTGCTCGTACTGATACGCCGTGGAGTTGTCCTGCTTCGTGCCATACTTATTCAGCATATTACTGTATCCGTCTGCTCTGAACTTATCCTGGGTGCCCTCGATGATTGCGGCTCCCCGTTGCAGTCTGAGCTGCTGATCCAGCACGGCTTTCTGCTGTTCATTCATTCCTTTTTACCTCCTTCCTTAGAGTAAATTGTCAATGTCAAATCCTCCACCAGTCAATTCGGTGAAGGAATCAGATGAAGCGTCTACCATATCATCGTGCTTAGATTCCGGGAAAGACTCCATCTGGGAGAAGTAGCCATCGTTCCAGTCACCTATCAGAACCTCGACGTTGCCATTCTGCCATTGTGCAGCCAGCGGCGTTGCCCTCAGCTCCTTGCTTCCGGATACCGGAATCGTCTTGATGATGAATCCGGTCAACAGCTTCACATATTGTGCAGCCAGTACCTTTCCAGCTTGTCCTGGGTCTTGTGGCACTCTGATAACGTACTGGAATCCAAATTTCGCCCTATCTGAGATTGAAGTATTCAGTACCAGTTTTTCAACATCTCCAGCCTTAATACGCTGGTTGATGACATCTGCAATTACTACGGTTCCGGTCTTTCTCAATCCCATGAGTACACCAGCCGTAAAGTCTGCATCGCCATCTTCGTCTTCATCAGTAGCCGCCAAATCCCATGCCCTACACCACATGATGATGTCATCGGGTAATCGGTCAATCATTCGTACCTGGCTTCGTAAGAAATACTTACCAGCGGCAGCCTTGATTTTCCAGTTACCGTTCAGCAGTCGTTCCTTATCAACCTCAGTCATCGCTAACAAGTTTGCAATGTATCCAGGGTCATTCTCCATCAGAACTTTGTTATCTTCCAGCTTACTGGCGATGAACGTCACGCTTTTCGATAACTTCTCTGCTGTCTCTGGCTTGATTCCCTGCTCTATGGCAAACTGGATACCTTCCTCCCTGGTCGAGAACCAGGAGATGACATCGTTGATATTTACCATCCACCGAATCTGCCCGGAGCGTTCCGGGATAGGGTAGCCAGTATCTTGGTCTATCCACCACGAAACAAAATCAGCAACCCAGGAATCTACGTCCGGGTTGCAAGTAGCTCTGACATACGGTTTCACGCCGCAGGTGCTTCTGTTTCGGGACAGCATATACAAAAACTGGTGCTTCGTAAAATGCGTCAACTCGTCAAAGCCGATGTATGCAATCTCAGTACCTTGCCAGGACTGCAAATCTTCTTCCCTCTCGATGTGAGCAAAGTTCAGCTTGCTTCCGCCATCAAATCTCCAGTGTAGCTTCGGAGACTTCCTTGGGTGAGCATCCGGGACTTGCCCGAACAGCTTCTGGCTGGCATCCCACAAACCACCTTCTGCGGTAATCTGGTTGTAGTTGTGTCGGAATATGACCGAGCCGAAGCCTTTGACATCCTTATGCCGTAGGGCTTCCAAGAGCAGGGCGTATGTCTTACCGCCACCAGCCGCACCACCATATATGATGATGTCTGCCGGGGATGACATGAACGCTGTCTGTGGTCCTGCCTGGGGAGCCAGCTCAAAGACATCCTTCCTATCTCTGCCATTGTTCGGCAGATTGATTGTCGGGTACGCCAGCTCAACAATATCTGTCTCGTCTTCCGGAATGACTCCGAATCGGTTCAAGTCTCCGGTCAGCTCTCCCAACAGCCGGATGGCAGATGTGTCACCTTCGACCAATGCCTTCTGCATCATACGAACAACAACTGCTGTCTGGTAGTTCATATCGTCTTTGCTTATCCCGAATGCTTCCAGATTCTTGCGGTTATTCTCACCGACTACGTCCATGGACATGAGCGCTTTCGCTGTCTCACGCATATTCTTCTTTGCCCTTCGCACTTCACCGGATTTGATACCACCGTTCCTGCCTCGCTCCTTTGCTTCTTCTTTGGTTCGTACCGGCTTTAAGTCCTTCTGTGCCACATCTGTCTCACCACCTTTCTTGAACACCAAAAAGGAACTCGTTATAGCCCCATGCAGCCATGTTCCGAGTCCCTTTGAAGGTTTATTTATCTATTCAATTTATGGGCGGTTACGCCCCATACAGACAACTCACTACTTCTTGCCCCTTCGCTATCGCTCCGGCTATGTCTGTACCTATCTGTCGATAGAACTCCGGGTGTACCATACATTCGTACGCCCGGCTCATTGTGTCTCTCTGCTCCTTCGTTACATTTATCCGGAAGTCCTTTGCTATCCGGAGAGCTTTCTTCCACTCCCCGGCTTTTACTGCTTCCCTTACAATGTCTGTCTGCTTTACCAACTTTCCATCTCTTACTACCATATCGCCATCTCCCTTATCTGCATCCACATTCAACTTCGTATGCTACATCTTCATTCTCGACTTCCACTGTGTAGTATTCTCCAGTGGTTTCATCATACATTGTTACGGTTGCCATCAGCTGCTACCTCCTTGTGATTCATCGTACTCGTAACGTAGCACCTGCGTTTCTGGTGTCAATAAGTATTTCAGAGAAAATACTGATAGTTAATACTCCGGCTCCAGCTTCCTTCTTTTCTTGAACTGCTGGAAGTCAGCCCACTCCTTATTCCCTACCTTGCCCTGGCTTCTCGCCCAGGTGTAGTAGTTCTCCCAGGAGCAATCATCAAACAGAGAGAGCTGCTTTGGTTCCAATGCAGCCTGCTCCTCGATTGTCATATCCAGGTCTGTCTTACCATTCTTCTTCCCGGTGAGCGTATGAACATCAAACACCCAATCCGGTATGCCTTCCACTCCCAGGTGGCATTTCGTGATGTCAACGTGTTCAATCTCGCTTTCATCCAGGATTCTATCCGGCAACATGAAATTGCAGGCTACATAGCAGGCATCCCGATTCTTTCTTGCCATACAGAGCAGGGTGATTGCTTTCGCCGCAAACAACGGGTCCTTATCATATCCCTTTCTGCCTTTGTTGCAGAAATCATCTGCCTGCTTCAGAGCGATAATTTCCTTCGTCATAATTCCATAGCAGTCCTCAGCAGATACAACTACCAGCCGCTTCCACATATAGGTGTGGAAATTCCCGAACAGCTCATAGGCAGCATATCCTGCCAGGTTCGGGTTACATCTTCTGATCGCCTTCTGCATCATAGATGCCATGTCATACATATTGTGACCGTTCTTAGTCACCAAATCATAAGCCATAATGTCTACCTCCATATATGATTTTTTATCGTGACCGTATCGTAGCATCTGCGGCTCCATTGTCAAATGGAATTTGACTGGTTTTACTGATTTTATCGAGGGACATTCACCATGGGCTTGTTATTCTTGTAGTTGTACTTGAAATACTTCCCCCACTTCCGCTTCATGTTCTCGATGCTGTCTATCTGATCCTGCCGGAGTTTGGAGCTGTCACCTCCAGCATTGACATCCTGGTAATCTTTGCAGATGATGTACCTCGGCTTCAGAATGATTCTGTTGTGCAGAAGTTCCTGCAATACCAGATCCAGGTCGTAATTGTACTTGCATTTTTCATCTGGGCGAGCCTTCAGCACCTTCTTGTACACCCACTTCAGAGAGCCGGACGTTCCCTTAAATGCAAATTCGCCATCGTACCCATACGGGATTCCAGTGGCATCTATGCAAGCATATCCTACATTCAAGTCCACCATGAGTTGTGCGATTCTTTCAATCTCAGCCATGATGGTGTCCTTGTCCTTATTCAGCCGGGTGGTATCATCCAGGCGGTACATCATATCTTCAATGTCATCGTCTGCTATGAAAACGATGTCCTCCGGTGCATTATCAACAATCCACCAGTATGTCTTGATGGCATTGTTGACTTCTTCATCTGGAGCCGCCCATACGCTCTCCACTCCTGCCTGGCGGTACAGTTCCGCTTCGCTCTCCCTCACAACATAGGTGCAGTGTTCCAGGAGGTCTTTGGTGAGAATCTTGTTATATCGGTGGTAGCTCTGGACGTAAATGCCGAGCGTTACTTCGCCATTGTCATTCATCCGTATGCACCTCCTTCAACAATTCAAAAAAGCTATCAATCTCATAGCCTTCATTCATACAATAGTCCAGGACTGACATATTCGGAAGGAAATCTCCCCACTGCTGTCTGTATGTGAGCGGATGGAAGTCTGAATACACCAGGTTTATCCCTGCCTGGGTGAAATGTTCCTCGTCCTGGTAATTTTTGCCTCCATACCCGGATATGTAGGTATCTCCTCCAACCCTTTGAACAATTTCTATCACCCTGGCTTCCGCCCTGGTATCCAGTTTCATGTCAGAGGAACGGTACACCTCTTTTTTCCACCCGAACTTCTCCATGAACAAATCCATGGTAGCCATATTGAGTGCTGCCAGGTTATCGTACTCCATCAGAACACAATCGCTGAAATCGGAAAAGACTTCGCTGAAATGCGGAGCCTTCTTGTAATTCATCTGTATCGTTTTCAAGTGCTTATCCTTCCATTTGAGGAAATCCTTCGGGGCAACCTCTGTCAGTTTCTGCCCGAAGATTCTGGCGGTAGGCACTTTCAGTCTGCATTCGCCTTGCGGCGTTTTGATGCGGTTCCAGTCGAATACATATCCGTTGTTAGATGGATTTACCAGGTGTACGATGTGCCGCTGTGCAACCAGCTGTTGTGCGGCCAGCATCCGAGAAGAGGTTCGCTTGGCGAAATACTTCTGTTGCAGACAGAAGTTGACCTGGAGGAGATAAAGAAAATCTTCCAGAACACGTTGACCGGAACAATCCGGGTAGGAGGAAAACTGTACGACTCCACGAAAGGCGAAATTGTCACCGATGATGTGGAGATTTCCATAAATTCAGATTACCAGATTGAGGAGTTAGTCCTTGCCGGGCAGGTGGTGTCCGGAACTCACCCGATACAGTCCGTCAATGGATATGTAGTAGGAACCACCATAGAAGCCGCAAGTGGAAGCACAACCGCTGCGGCTGATTTGCCGTTATCCGGCACAGTTCCTATCAAGTCCGTAGAAGGCGTAATGATAGGCAGTAGTGTTGAAGCTGATAGAATTGTCAGCAAAGAATGGATGCTTTGGGCTGTAACGAAGGCTGAGAAGGAGTTGGGCTCCGGTACTGGCAAGCTGAAACTCCGCTATGTCTACGATATGTTTGTCACGAAGTTCCCGTGGCTCGAAGGGGTAATCAGCTTCGAGATGGTGAGCATGATGGTAGACGATGCCCTGGAAGAAATGAGAGAAATGCTGGAAACCAACAAGGCAGTCCAGGAATTTGTGAATGGTCCTACTGAGGAGACCGGGAAGGAGCAGTAAGTATGGCTTTGGTTGGAAATACGGTGAAGGAGCAGATTTGGAATTTCCTTCGAGATAAGGGAATGAGCAAATGGGGAGTTGCCGGACTCATGGGAAATCTTTTCGCTGAGTCCGGGCTGAATCCGAAGAATCTGCAAAACAGCTTTGAGAAAAAGCTGAACATGACAGATGAAACATACACCCAGGCTGTCGATGCCGGGACGTATGATAACTTCGTGAGAGATAGTGCCGGGTACGGCCTGGCACAATGGACGTATTGGTCCAGAAAACAGAATATGCTCGATTACGCCAGCAAGCAGAAGAAGTCAATCGGTGACTTGGAGATGCAGCTGGCTTTTCTTTTTGAAGAACTCAGCAAGAGCTATCCGACTGTCCTGGCAAAGCTGAAGTCGGCACGTTCGGTGAAATCGGCATCTGATACCGTTTTGACCGAATACGAAAGACCAGCAGACCAGGGAAGCGCGGTCAAAGCAAAGAGGGCTTATTACGGGCAGAAGTATTTTGATGAATTTGCAGGGGCAGAGAACAAGCCCCAGAATGGAGGTAGTAACATGACTGAAGCACAGTTAAGGCAGAAAGTAGTCGGTATCATGCAGGGGTGGATTGGATGCAAGGAGAGTGATGGCAGCCACAAGAAAATCATCGACATCTACAATGCACATAAGCCTTTAGCGAGAAGCTACAAGGTGCAGTACACAGATGCCTGGTGTGCGACTGGAGCGTCTGCGGCGGCAATCGTTGCGGAGCTGACCGACATTATCCCTACTGAGTGCGGATGCAACCAGATGATTGCATTGTTTGCGAAACTTGGTTCCTGGGTGGAGGATGATGGGTATGTTCCGGCTCCTGGCGATTATATCTTCTATGACTGGCAGGACAACGGAGTTGGTGATAACAGAGGCAGTGCCGATCATGTTGGTATTGTCGAAAAGGTTGTCGGCAGCACAATCACTGTGATCGAGTGCAATATCAACGATGCCTGCGGAAGAAGAAATCTCCAGGTGAACGGAAGATATATCCGTGGCTATGGAGTTCCGAAATATTCCAGCAAGGCAACACCTGGAGAAAAAGAGGAAGTCGTTATTGGCGGTTCTTTTAAGGTTGGCGATGTAGTGAATTTCACCGGAAGCAAGCAGTTCACCAGTTCCTACTCCGGAGGACAACAGAAATCAGCAAAGCCTTGTAAGGCAAGGATCACTGCCGTAAGTGCCGGAAAACCGCATCCGTACCACCTGGTAGCACTCAGCGGAGGCAAGGTTTACGGCTGGGTAAATGCCGGGGACATCGAAGGTGCGTCTTCCGGAAACAAGGCATTCGGAATCGGGGATAAGGTTCAGTTCTCTGGAAGCACTCAGTACACCAGCAGCTACAAGGGAGCCAGGGGAGTAGGAGCCAAGGCTTGCGAAGCTAAGATTACTGCCATGAATAAGAATGGCGTTCACCAGTACCACATTGTCGGTGACGGTGTGTATGGCTGGGTAAACGCATCCGACATCAGCAGATAGGAGGTCCGGGGATGAAAAACTACATCGGCGTAAAGATTGTGAAGGCGAAGCCGGGAACCATGGCTGAAGCCCAGGCTATGAAGTGCGGATGCCCGGTTGAAGTCCAGAAGGAAATCTTCCGGAAGTCCGGCACAAAGGACCAGGAAGGATACATTGTTAAGTATCCGGATG